CATATGAATCTGATATAGTTGATGGATCTACTGTACGTAAAATAAGATCTGGATTCGCAGAACCATCTACTCAAATGATTGGTACTGTAGCCGTTTCTGCTAATGGTTCTGTTATAACAGGTACAAGTACAGAGTTTTCAACTCAAGTTAGTGTGGGTGATATAATTAAATTAGAAGGTATTTTAGAAGAAAGAAAAGTTACCGTTGTTAGTAGTGCAACTTCTATGACGGTTGATGCACCATTTGTTTTAGCTGCGGTAGCAAATACATGGTCTCGTACATGGGAATATGCTAGTTCATTCGATGATCATCCTACTACTACATCTTATGCAGCAAGAAATGGTGGATCAAATGATGAAATGCATATAATAATAGAAGATCAAGACGGAGAATTTGCTGGAGCAAACAACACTGTAATTGAAACATATTCAGGAGTTTCAGTTGCAGCAGGTGCTAAGTCAGAAGATGGTCAGAGTAACTATTACAAAGATAGACTCAATAGAGGATCATCGTATGTTCGTTGGATGGATCATGCTATAGAAGGAGATGCAGATTCTGCTTATGGAACAACTGCTTGGGGTGGAGCGGCAACAGGAAAATTTAATGCAAATGGAGCTATTGTTTCTGCAAGTTTAACTGGTGGACATTCTGGATCAGCTTCAACTCCTGGAAATATTCAAATAGGATTGGATGAATTCAAAAATACAGAAGAAGTAGATGTAACACTTTTAATGACAGCGGATGCAAGTGCGGCTACACAAATTTATGCTATTAATAATATAGCAGAATATCGTAAAGATTGTGTGGCGTTTGTTTCACCTCCACAAATAGCCGTTGTCAATAACGCGGGATCAGAACTTACGGATGTAATAGCTCATCGTGAATCGATGCCTAGTTCTTCTTATGCAGTTATGGATTCTGGATGGAAATATATGTATGATAAATATAACGATGTATACAGATATGTTCCATTGAATGGTGATATTGCTGGATGTTGTGCATTTACAGATCAAACTCGTGATCCATTTTGGTCTCCTGCTGGTGCAGTGAGAGGTAATATTCGTAATGCTATTAAATTACCTTTTAATCCGAATAAAACACAAAGAGATGGACTTTATAAAAAAGGTGTTAATCCTATAGTGGGAATGCCTGGACAAGGAATTCTTCTTTTCGGAGATAAGACACTACTAGCAAAACCTAGTGCTTTTGATCGTATCAATGTACGAAGATTGTTTATTCTTTTGGAAAAATCAATCGCCAATATGGCAAAATCGTTCTTGTTTGAATTCAACGATTCTTTTACACGTTCCAGATTTGTATCTACAGTAGAACCTTTCTTGAGAAATATTAAAGCCCGACAAGGTGTTCAAGATTTTAAGGTTATTTGTGATGGTTCAAATAATACTAGTGATGTGGTTGAACGTAACGAATTTCGTGGTGATATTTATATAAAACCATCTCGTTCTATTAACTTCATACAGCTTCAATTTGTTGCTGTAAGATCTGGTGTCGAGTTTAGTGAAATTACAGGCGGCTAATAAAATAGTCTTATAAATAATAATATAGATGGGGGAAGACGGTGGTTTCCGAAGGGAGTACTTGTAAAAAAGACTTCCCCATTACATCTTTAATCTAATCATCGGAGAAAAACAATGGCAGTAGATCCAGTATTTAGCCCAACTACTTTTTTATCTAAACTAGGTGATGGTGGAGCATTACAATCACTTTTTTCTTGTTCTCTTACTAGTGGTGGAGTGAGTACAACGAACATGGGTACAGTTGAATTTCTTTGTCATGCAACATCTTTTCCAGCTTCAACTATAACCTCTACTCCAATTGCTTATATGGGAAGAGAACTAAACATTCCTGGTAATAGAGCAGCAGAGACTTGGACATCTACCATTTATAATGATGAAGGTCATTCAATACGTAATGAGTTAATCGCTTGGATGAACAAGCTTAACGATTTTGAAACTAATACACGTGCCGCGGACTATGATGATCCTTCAAAATATGGTGGAGAAATGTCAGTTAGACAATTCTCGAAATCGTCAGAAACAATAACTAATTCTGTGAAGTTTTTTAATATATGGCCTTCTAGTGTGGCGGAAATTTCTCTTGATTGGGCAACTAGTGAGATTCAAGATTATGAAGTAACTTGGGAATTTTCTCATTGGAATATTGTTTCAGTACCCCCAAGTTCAGAAGAAGGACCATAAATTATTTAGAATTTAAAATTACTATAATTAGAAAAAAGAAAAAAATATATGGCAGTTCAATTATTTGGTTTTACTATAGGAAGAGTAGACAAAGACAAAAAAAATAAAAAGTCTTTTGCTCTTCCTGAACCAGAAGACGGCGCAGTTGAAGCTGGACCCACAGGATCAGCATATGGTACATATGTAGATCTTGAGGGTGTAGCAAAAAATGAAGAGGAAATGATACGGAAATATCGTGATATGGCGAATTTTCCTGAATGTGATCAAGCAATAGATGATGTTATTAATGAAGTAGTCGTCACCAATAGAGAAGAGACACCTGTTAGTCTTAGTCTTGAAAAATCTACTCTATCGGAACCAATAAAAGAACGTATACATAAAGAATTTAAAGAAGTAGTTCGTCTACTTGATTTTAAAAAAGTTGGTTATGAGTTAATCCGAAAATGGTATGTTGATGGTAGATTATATTTTCATATTATTATTGATGAAAAAAACCCCAAACGTGGTATATTAGAACTACGTTCAATAGATCCCTTAAAAATAAAGAAGGTTAGACAGCCTAAATTTACAGAAGGACCAAGTGGTAAAGAAGTAGATACTAATGAATTTCTAGAGTATTATTTGTTTAATGAATTTGGAATTACAGCCCAAACTGGTGGAGTAACTATGCAAATAGCGGCTGATGCTGTTTCGTATGTTCATTCTGGTATATTGGATGTAGATAGAAAAGTTGTATTAGGACATCTTCATAAGGCAATTAAACCATTAAATCAACTTAGAATGATTGAGGATGCAGTAGTAATTTACCGTATTTCAAGAGCACCTGAACGAAGAATTTTCTATATTGATGTGGGTAACTTACCAAAAATAAAAGCAGAACAATATCTTAGTGATATCATGAACAAGTATAAGAATAAACTTGTATATGATTCTCAAACAGGTGATGTCAAAGATGATCGTAAGCATATGAGTATGCTTGAAGATTACTGGCTTCCACGTAGAGAAGGTGGTAGAGGAACAGAAATAACTACATTACCGGGCGGGGAAAACTTAGGAGAACTAGCTGATGTTGAATATTTCAAATCAAAACTATACAAAGCTCTTAACGTTCCTCCCTCTCGTTTAGAACAAGATTCTGGCTTTATACTAGGACGAGCAGAAGAAATTTCAAGAGATGAAGTAAAATTTACACGTTTTGTTGGAAGATTACGTGCAAGATTTCAAATATTATTTGATGATATTCTTGAAAAACAATTACTTCTTACTGGTGTAATTTCAGCTCAAGATTGGGAACTTATAAGGGATCAACTAGTTTATGAATGGCAGTCTGATTCACATTTTGCTGAACTAAAAGATGCTCAAATGATGAAAGAACGATTAGGTATTTTAGTAACTGATATGGGTTACAGAGATGAAGTTGTTGGTAAATTTTTCTCTCAAGAGTACATTAATAAGAAGGTTCTTAAATTGACTCAAGCAGAAATAGATGAAATTAAAGATCAGATGGAGAGAGAGAAGGCAGAAGCAGCTCCTCCAGAGGGGGAATCAGAGGATCAATTTTCTGAATTTGACCCATCATTAAATAAACCTAACTTGAAAGTAATTAATAGTTAGAGTTTATAAATAGTATAAATATAATAGATAAATAAACGTATATAGGAGTTAGTTATTATGTCCGAAATGTCTGCAGTTGAAAATATTGTAGCGTTATCCGTGAATGGTGATGCAGGAGAAGTAAAATCCGCAATTAACAGTGCGCTCCAGCAGAAGATACTGGTAGCATTAGAAGATAAAAGAAAAGATATAGCAAGTACTTTTTTAACCAAAACAGAGGCAGACCCGAAAGGGCCGGAAAGTTCAGGGGAATAATAAATGGCAGCTGAAACACAAAAATTAGTTGATACCGAAAGAAAAGTAGTTTATAAATTTTATAGTAATGTAGCAGAGACAGATGTCAAGAAAGTAGATGTATCAACTCTTAATTGGGCTAAACATACTCTTACTTTATCCGCTCCTTCGACAGAAAACTTTAAAGTTGGTGAAGTAATAACAACCGCCGCTACGGAACATTTTCTTGTTACTGGATTCACGGCTGGAGCATCTACTGTAGAAGTTGTTGGATGGGACAATACAAACAAAACAGCAACAACTATTCTAACTACTATGTCTAATGGAGATGCTATTGTTGGTGGAGTATCAGGAACACACACTGAAACCGTTGCAAATAGTGGAAATCTTACAGAATTAGATTACAATGTTTTAGTTACTAAAATACAATGGATGACAAACGGAGAAAACGTTAAGATTGAGTGGGACGGATCAAGTACAGAGGCTGTTGTTGCAAGTATTGGTGGTAATGGAGTTCTCAATTTACCATCTCAAGAATTTC